ATTTCCTTGCTCGTAGATTTCCTTCAGTTCTCTGATTTGAAGGTGCTGAAATCTATCTTTGTCGATGACGACCGTCACGAAATCCCCTAGATCATAATCCGTTTCATAATGGAACTGCCTGCTCAGTGCTTCGAATTCAAAGCTGTTTACTGCCGAAGCATCAGAAAGCGCCTGATAGCCCCGCTCGGTAAGTTCATTTGCGGTTCCCACATCCTGGGCATCCACAAACATTTCCTTGCGGCGTCCGCTTCCGGAATTATCAATTTCGACTAGCAGCCGCGTGGATCCGTCGCCTTGTCCCCCGACATAGGCCACCGTCTTTGAAGAAACGGTATCCGTTACCTTTCTGAAACCTGCAATGTTGCCATATCGCAGTCCAAATAGAATCCTACTGTTTGTGCTTTGCACCGAGGTCCTATTAACACCGTCTAAAACCCTGAAAACAAATCTTGAATTTTCCACGTCTAGATCAACACGCCATCCGAGATCTCCGGGAAGTAGCGCTCTTATGATCTCATCCGAAAGTACGGCAAACCGGCTTTGTTCGGTTATAGTTTCCCCGAAGCCGCCTGCCTCGGAAAGTGCAAGGGGATATTGCGACCTAGCTGGGTTGTCGGGATTGATACAATTTTGGTCAACCCATAGCCGGACTACCTGCTCACGGGAACCGGTACGGACATCCGTATCCGCACCTGCTGGCGGGATAGTAATATAGTCATGAAGCAGAATGTTGAGATGATTGGCAGTGATTCTGTAGGTCATGCTGCTTCCCGATAGCTCAGTTTCGATATGCTCTACTATAAAAGCCTTGTTGTATTCTCGGTCGAACCAGAGGATGTCATTTTCGCGGATCAAGTTGGCATTGGGGATTGCTTCGCTGATGACTAATTCCAATGCACCTATACCATTCCAAACCCGCTTTATAATTGCGCTTTGATAACCTCTGATCGCCGCCTTGTAGGTAAAATCAAGGGCCATGATATTTAAGGTTTTCACTTATATCCCCACCCACCTTTGCTTGTATTTGATGGTGGCTTGTTCCACCTCCGCCTCACCGGCAGTAATCAGAAGTGTGCTGGTCCCTCTGGGAAGCCTAAAAAAAGAAGTCTCCGCCACATCGATATATTGGAAGGCTACCGTGCTGATTCCGGTTATGAGGTCTTCCTTAATTACATTGATATCATCAATCCCCGTTGTTATGGTAAGCCGCTCAGTCTCCAGCAGACTCATTGCCAGTACGATTTTCTCTCCGGTGTCCAGGTTTTCCACTGTCAAAGGACTATTCTTTGGTCCATCCAAAATAATGGTCACCGGGCAATCTACATCGCCCCCGTTGGTCACAAGGATGCCTGTTGTATTAGTGAAGTCGAAAACAAAGCTGTCAAATATGTTCACGGGGAATTCCAGAGAGTTTTCGCCAGTAGAGACTGAAGCTTCGAGATAATCCTCATCTGTATAATATGGATCAAATGCTTCAAATACAGCTGATGTGATTTGATAGCTTATTCCTCTTGATGGTGTTCCGAGCAGAGTGGGCATGGTTCTTGTCTTCACCTTATTAAGCACATAGCTTTTCCCGCCGCGCTCGTAGGTGAGTTTGCCAAGTCCAAGCTTAGGATTTAAGATGCTGTTTAGGCTGCGAAGGGTCGCATCAATTTCAGATGAGACAACCGCAAATTTGACCTTTATAGCTTTCGCTGTGAAATACGCTTCTCCCACTGAGGTCGCACCATCCTGGAATGGGCCTGTAGAGGTCATGAAATCCGATTCAAGCCCGCCAAGATCATCCACTTCAAGCCACCGTAGCGAGCCGCTTTCATCAAAGATGACAGCTTGGCCAAGCGCATTTGTGTAAATCAGTCGTTCCAAGTCGCCACCTCCTTAAAGCCCTGTTGCAGTCGCGAGCTGCTTATTCAATAAATCAATCTCATGCCTTGCTTGGGAGAAGCTTTGCACATTGAAGGTCAGATTGGTGGCGCGATTTCCCTGCAAATTTGAAGCACCATCCGCTGCCGATCTCCCATTCGATTTCGAGCCTTCGACTTCGAGACTAGCTCCCGAGGTAAGCTGAGTGCTCATGGTATCCATAGCCGCCTGAACAATTCCGGCATTTCCCGTGATGCCTCTGGCAATACCCGCCGGAATCCATTTGCCGACTTCGTCCGCCATGACCTTTGAGGGTGAACTGATGCCAAGGGAACTTTTAATGCTTGAAATTAGAGCACTGGCGAATTCCCTAATTTTTTTTTTGATCCAGCTCATCATGCCGTTCATGCCGTTCCAAAGACCGGTTACCAGGTCTTTGCCAACCTGCAGCAGCTCCTCCGGCAGTGCCTTGAAATAACTGACTATGCTTGCCATAACCTTTGGCAGTTCTTCGCTCGCTTTGGTTATAAGGTTCCTAGCCCAAGTGCCAATCGCACTGATTACTCCTGTAACGGCGGCTCCTATTTGACCCGGCAGGTTGGCGAAGAATGCGACTATGTTATTAATCACGATCGGTATATTTAATGCCACCCAAGAAGCGAGGTTCATGCCCCAAAGTGAAATGGCGCTCAGCACACTTGTAACTGTTTCCAATATTCTGGACGGAAGGGCCGCAAAGAACTGATCGATGCTTTCAATTACGATTGGAATCGTCTCAATAACCCAAGTGGAGAGGTCGATTCCGAATTTAATTATGTTACCAATCACAAGGCCAAGCGCAGTGCCGATATTGGCAGGCAGATCATTGAAAAACTGAAGGATTGCAAGGAGTGCACTACTAAAAGAGCTTTTCACAGACTCCCACAGCCCGGCAAAGAATAGCTTGATTTGGTCCCAATACTGATAGATGAGAAGCGGCACACCGATAAAAGGCATCAAAACCGCAAGGATTAAGCTTCCCCACTGACTGAAGAAATTCTGTATCCAGCTCCAGAGATCAGTAAAAAAGCTTTTTATCCCTTCCCATGCACTGGTGAATGCACCGCTAACGCTTTCCCAAAGTTTAGAAAAGAAGTCCTTGATTTCAGACCAGTTGCTGATGATCAGATACGCCGCCGCTGCGATAGCGGTTATGACTAAAAGGGCTATGCCTCCTGGCCCTATCAGAGCGCCAATCGCTGATGCAAGACCGCCGCCTTTGGACAAAACACCTGCCGCTTTGCCCACTGCCCCGACCATACCGCCAAGTCCGGTGGTAAGCCCGCCTATAATCGACAATGCAGGACCAATTGTGGCTGCGACTCCGGCCATGGCCAGGATGAACTTTTGAGTGCCTTCATCCATTTCGGAGAATCTTTGGATAAAGTCGTTGAGCTTCTTTACTATCGGTGTAATGATTGGAAGCAGATTCGTTCCCAAGGTTGCCGCTGCTTCCTTCAAGGATTCCTGCATAATCCTCAGTTGGTTGGCGGTGCCGCCGCTCGTCCGTGCAAAGTCCCCTTGGGCATTTTTAGTCGCGTCCATGACGTAGGCATAACGAAGGGCCACTTTTTCAGCCTGAGTCATTTCGTCATATGCTTTCTTCTGACCGGTGGCCATCGCATAGGCTTCAAGGGTGCTGTCCTGCAAGACAACACCGAGGGATTTTAGTGATTCGCCTTCTCCGGTGAAGATGCCTTTCAGGGCAGTCTGGGCTTCCTCGATTCCGATATTTTTGAAGGAGGCGAGATCCCCGGCAAGACCGACCAGGCTTTCTGACATTTTGGCGGCTTCCTGTGGAGTCTGCCCCATGGCGGTCCCCATGTCACCAAACAGGGATGCCATATCCAGGGCGGTTCCCTTGGCGATTCCAAAGGTTTCCAGAGTCGTATCCGACCATTTTTTGACTTCATCGGCTGATCCCTGAAAGGCAACGTTGACCTTGTTTGTCGATTCCTCAAGATCAGATGCAAACTTAATGGAAGCCGCAGCCGCTCCGGCGATAGGAAGTGTGACTCCGGTTGTCAGGCTTGAACCGAGTGAGGATATTTCCTGTCCTGCGCTTTTTAACTCTTTAGCTGCTTTTTTCAGGCCCTTTTGCATCTCAGTCAGGTCCGCACCAACCTTTACCATTAGTGAACGAATTACCGTGCTCATTTCATCCCTCCCATCTCGCCGAGCGCTTTATTCATTGAATCTGCTATGGCTTTTACAACTGTTTCCTTGCTTTCATCTGCCGCAGGGCGCAAAAATGGGCGTTCGCTAGAGACGCCCACCTTATTTCCTTCTACCACGATTCTATGACCAAGTTCAAGAGGCACCGCATAAGCAGCTTCCCTTGAAAAGGTGACCTTGGAAAAGACACGATATGGATATTTGGTGCTTTTCTTTGCTTTGATAACTTTAAGCCTTCTTTTAAGGTTGCCCGAGTCCACCGGGGCCTTGCAGACAGCCTTTTTAAGCACTTCACTTCCCGCTTCATTAGAGCCTTGAAGGATGTACGGGATAGCTTCGTCTCCCAGCTTTTGAAATGCTGAAATAAGCTCATCAAGGCCTTCAACCGTTGTTTGATTCTTGCTATATATCGTCATAAACCTCGATCACCTCCCCTCCAAAGGCTGCATTGATGAGCCTCGCCATACCCATCATTTCCTCGTCGCTTTGCTGCCTGCTGTTTGCCTTATCTTCCTTGAGCAGACTGCTGAGGGCAGGAAGCCTTTTCTGCCTAGCAAGCGCTTCGATATGCCAAGCAAGAAATATCATTTCATTCATTCTTCTTTTTTGATTTCGGATTCTGCCCTCCGCCATTGCCACAAGTTCTGCATAGGTTAGCAGCCAAAATTCTTCCGGTTTGAAGGAAAGCTCTCCTACTGCAATACTAAATTCCGCCGAAAAGTCCAGCCAATCAGGCTTTATTCCTTCGGCGGATTTGTGTTTGGGCGGCCGATCTCCTTTTGAAAAGCCGCTTCTATAGCCTTTGTAATAGCAGTGATGACTTCTGTGATGCTTTCCGCATATTCGTCGATCAGCTCGCAGGTTTTTTCCAAAGTTAGCTCTTTGTCCTCCTGTTTCAGCATGATCCATAAAAGCTTTGAACAGACATCCATGGACATCTCGTCATTCAGTTCCATGAGCTTGATTCCAGTCAACTGCTCGAACTCCACCATAGCGCCCATTCCGAAACGGAGCTTTCGCGGTTTGTCCAGATTAATCATAATAAATGGTATTGCCATCTCTCTTTCCTCCTAAAAAATATAGATGGGCGGATTTCGGGCCGCCCTCCCGGTTATCCTTACGGACGGTTGATCCTGATTGTGTATACCTTCGGCGCTTTATTGGTCTCCTGAACGTTAATGGTAACAACGGTTATGCTGACTGCAGCACCGAGGACGATTGCGCTGGAGGCCGTACCAGAAGCTACTACCTGGCTTGCTCCGTTTGCGGTAATGGTGATTGTTCCAGCGGAGGCAGTCGGCGTAATGGTTACGCTGGATACTCCTGTAAGCACGGATGCGACGTAATCGGTCGTTCCCGCGGCAAAGGCTGGAGCAAGCACGGCGGAGTTCGAAATGGTAAGAGCAGACAATCCCGTCGAAGTGGCCACAGCAAAAACGGGTTTTCCCGTAGGTTTGATGGTGGCTGAAAAAGGGATCTTGTCGTCTATAGGCGCATCCCCGATTTTCAGATTCGTGATATATCCCTGGAAGGTCCAAGTGCTGCCTGTTGAAGCAGGGAATGTGATGACTCCGGTTCTAGCTGTTCTGTTGTTTAGATCTGCAAGCATTGACTGCTGACCGGAGACATCCGTATAATCGAATTGCCCTTCGATACTTACTTCTCCCGGATCAATGAGTCCAGGTAGAATTTCCTTATAGAAATTTGCGGATTGGTGCGTCGTGACATCGATGGTGTCCACCGAAAGCTCAATGCCGTTGATGGCGGTAAGCCCGGCGATGACAGCGCTATTCCAAGAAAATGTAGTTCCGAATGCATGTGTTCCTGGCATTTATTTCACCCCTTTACAAAGTTGATTTCAAATTCCAATATTTCTGTATTTATTTTAATGGTCCCATCCGAGCTTCTCTCAATGCTGGAAAGCTCGTTTTCAAGCTTAATATACTGAATCTCAAGTCCGGATAGTGTTCCCTGAAAGTCGCAGAGTGCAGTTTTCAACTGGTTTGCAATCGCTCTTGCGGATACTTTTGAAACTGCGAAAGCTACAAACTGAATCATGGGACTTTCTAAGAGACTTTGCCGGACAAGAGTATGATCCTTGACGTCGCTTACCTTGCTGTAAATGACAGCCGGAAGCTTTATCCCTTGGGGCAGTTCATCCGGATAGAGTTTATCGCCAATTAAGGCAGTTATTCCTGGACAGTCAAGCAAATATGCTGTTAGCGCCTCCTCGATTTCCATCAGACCACCTCCTTGCACATCAAAATAAGAGATATGTTCCTCTCTTCTGGATTTATGACCGACTCGATTTCAAAGATCCGGTCTCTGAATAATATCCTCATTTCTGTTGAAATGCCTTCGAGATACCGGATAGTGATCTTGGTTGTGATCTCAGAATTAAGCTGCTTGAAGGAGGTGAATTCCCTGCCTGAGACAGGCGATACATCTGCCCAGACTTCGGCAAACTGTATCCATTCGGAAACCTCTCCGCCAAAGCTATCTCTGCTTACTCTGCTTTCTTCAATATTGATCAGATGCCTTAGCTTTCCTATCTTCATTGCATTCCTCCTCTAATTCAAAAGGGCCATGGATGTGTATCCCGGCCCGAAAGGTAGATATGAAAAAACACCCCTTTCGGAGTGTTTTAATTGATTTTTTCTATCGCTTTATATGAATCTGGCACATGGCATTTGGTTGTTTTTTATACTGGCTTAAGAACACCTCAAGTTTTGTTGTCAGTTCCTCTTTTCCTGCTTCATCTACAACTATAAAATAATTCTGCAGGATCCTTTCAGTATCACGTCCATCAAGGCCAGTATTGAAGCCCTCTTGATATACCTTCATGTTCATTTGTTTATATCCTATAAATTTACTGGGTGCAAATCCATCAAGCTCCTCAAAATAGTACCAGTGTCTGAAATAATTGAGTTTATCCTTAATTCCTTCCGATTGTTCTAGTCCAGCCAGAAACGTTCTTGCATTCTCAAGCGCATCTTCATAGGACTGTATAAAAACATTTTCAGAAACAAGCTTTAATGTCGATCCTCTCTCATTGATGAAAATTCCAACCCAATCAAGTACAGCAGCAATCACAAATCCTGGGCTGTATGCCGATTCTCCCTTGGTAACGCCATGAACCTCATAGGCGATGTATCCTTCAAGAGAGTTGATTGGGAGCTTATCGCTACCCAGTTTACCTGCCCTAGCATAACCCTTGTATAATTCGCCATCCTGGGATACCGCAATATTGTATGCTGCAATAAAGGCGTCCCAAGTCAGCTGATTAGCAACCGGTATCTTGTCACATTCAAGGCCATTGCCATCTCTATCAAACCAAATTTTTGCTTCCTTTCCAGCTGCGATCAAATTAATAGAAGCAGTCCCACCACTCTTGTTCAACTTGTCTTTGATCCTTTTAACCACGAAATGATCTCTTTCCTTGATCGGCACGGATTCAATAATCTCTCTATCTTCGCTGTTCATTTGCAAGAAGACCTCCTTTTCATCCTTTAGCGCAAGTTTGACAAGAATCTCAGATAATATTTGCTTGGCTTTTAAATACGTAATCCCTAGTTTTGTCTGCACATCTTTGAAACTTCCTTCACTTTTAAGAAAAATGGCTATATATTCTTGCTCTTCTTTTGTTAAGTATGAAAATTTATTCAGATAAAAATCTCCGGTCAAATCCAGCTTACAATTGTTGCAAGTAAGCTTTGTTGCAATCAGTTTTTCATTACATACAGGACAAAAGCCAACAACTTCTTTTTCCATGCGCACACCTCTTTTCTATACCACTTAATATTTGATTATAATATATCTTATGTGCACGCACTTTGTCAATATGTGAATAATATTATTTATCACATAATAATTTTATTGCTCACTTTACAATTATTATCTTCTTTTCCGCCTACCACACTACCTCCCTGTAAGAAAAAAGAAGGGCCGTCAAAACCTCGTTAATCGACTCCGTATCCAGTTCGTTCCTTTCCTCGTATAACTTGGAAGCAGCAAAATATATAGCATGCTTGACCGGCTCTGGGATTGCATCTGCAAAATCGCTCAAAGGAAAGCGGAGGATACCTTCTACAATATCCTCCGCTGCTAAAATGAAGCTTTCGATGAGCGCATCCTCGTCATTTGACTCGACTCTAAGCCATTCTTTTGTGTTTTCCAGTGTAACGACCAAAACACTCACCTCCCCGCATTATTCAGATGCCATCAGACCTGCCGCTTTAAGTTTGACAAGCAGGGCATTAAGATCGGCAACTGTTCCAGCGATGGTTGTAGCCTCACTTTCTGCCTGGACTGTAGCAGGCTTAAGTTCTGTACCTTCAAAGGTGATCTTTCCACCAGAGGCGATTTCCAGTTCTCCTCCGATGATAGTTTTTTCTCCGCCTTGCTCGGTATAGTTCTTTACATTACTCATAGATCATCACCTACGCTTTCTGTTGCAGGCACTGAATGGCTTCCGGCAGGATCAGCTTGCCATCCACACGCTGATTGGCCATAAATCCAACATAACCGTTTGCCGCATAAAGCTCATTGAGCCTCTTGAAGGATCTGACCTGACGATCTGCAATCCAGAAATAACTGAAGTCGCCAAAGGCGATAGTCTTTGCAGAGGATGCAACAGTCGGAGCATAAGCCGAGGTATAAACCGGACGGTTCATCAAGGTGTCCGGTGTTCCAGCCGTGATCGAAGGCTGCCACAAATATTGGCCGTTTCCATCCTTGAGCTTTCTGATCAATTTGATCGTAGCGTCGTTCATGACAAATACGGCATTTCTCCTATACGGAGCTTTAAGTGAGTAGAAAAGATCCATAACCTCGTCCATAGTGATAGCGGTTGCACTAGCTGCAGTTACACCGACGGTTGCACCACCACTTGCTGCAAAGATACCGGTAGGTTTTCCGGAGCCGTTTCCTGTCAGGAAGGATTCTTCCTCAGCAGCGCCAATTCTTCGAGCGAATTCACCGGCGATGTAAGTTTCAAGGTTAAATACGCTGTCGTTTAACAGCTCCTCTGTAACCTTCATCAAAGTACCCAGCTTATATGCTGACAAGGTAACCTGGCCGAAGGCTTCATCACTTTCGGTGTATGCGCCTTCCTCGTCGATCCAGGCTGCTGTGCCGTGAGTGGACACAATTGGAATCTTACGGTCGCCGCTAGCGGTCTGGATGACCCTTGCTATCTGACGAAAAATGTTCTGCTGTTCAAGTCCCTGGATAAGCATTTTTTCAAACTCGTCCGGCACAAGATATCCTCCTTCGGAGTCAGTGCCGACTTCTAGGGCATTTCTGATTTCAAAGCTGTTTTTATTACGCATCACATTCCAGAAGGCTTTGTGATACTCTGCGCTCGCCCTGCCCGTTTTACCATCTGCAGGTGGTGCTGCCGGCTTCTCTGTCAGCGGTGTGTTTACCGCTTTAGACAGTTCGTTCTCAATCGCTTGCTGGCGTTCCAGACGATCAATTTCCTTACCGAGATTTACAACATCCGCTTCCATCCTTTCATAGGTGCCTACATCCTCGGCAGATAGCAGTCCGTCTGTGCCGCGTTTTGAATCCAGGAAAGCCTTAGCTGCCTCCCATGCCTTTGCGCGTTTTTCACGCAATTCAATCGTTTTGTTCATATTCCTAATTCCTCCTTAGAATTTAAGTAGAGCTAATCTCGTATCAAGATCGCTGATGGGTGTTCCTGCTTGGGGTTCTTCTTTTGGGTGGATGAGCTTATTCATAAGAGAATTGGTCACAGCCCGTCTGCTGAAGATAAAATCGTTCTGTGGTAAACCTGCCGATTGCGGCATGTCTTCCTTGAACATAATTCCATCGGCAAATCCGTACTCGATGGCCTTGTTGGCATTCAGCCATGTCTCGGCATCCATGAGGTGCGCGAGCTTTGCTCTTGACATGCCGGTCTTGATTTCGTAAGCGTTGATGATGCTTTCCTTAACCTCATCCAGCATGGATATGGCTTTTCGCATTTCCTCGCTGTCGCCGATAGCAATGGTAAGCGGGTTATGGACCATCATCAGCGATGCCGGGGACATAAAGACTGTCGTTCCTGCCATCGCTACCACCGAGGCTGCACTGGCAGCAATTCCGTCGATTTTGACTGTGACACTGCCTTTGTAATCCATGAGCATGTTGTAGATCTGGGCTGCGGCAATGCAGTCGCCGCCTGGCGAATTAATCCAGACTACAATGTCGCCAGCACCTGAATTTAGCTCAGACCTAAAAAGAGCCGGCGTGACATCATCGTCAAACCAGCTCTCTTCGGCAATTGCTCCATTAAGATATAGCGTGCGCGTTTCATCTTCGTTTTGAACCCAATCCCAGAAACGCTTAGAGTTTAGCTTGTGCTTTGAGCTCAAAGCATTATCTGGATCTTGTTTTTGATTCATTACTTTCAAGATTTTTATCCTCCTTTTGTATCGTAGTCTTGGCAAAGGCTCCTGCATCCTCAAGCTTTGTCATATTTCCATTGATGAGATATAGGTCGCCGCCAAGCTCTGGCGAAATGCGATCAAGGTTTTCAAGCTCCCTGATGTCGTTCGCGGAAAGCCAGCCATTCTGCCTGCCTGTGGCATAACCGTTCATGCGGCTCTGATAATCGCCGCGAAGGAGACCGTCCACATTGAACTTGATAAAGTATCGTTTCTTTTCCTCACTCGTAAAAAGCAGTCGCTGCATTGTCTGCTCCCAGCGAACCACCCAAGGATCAAGGGTGTACTTCACAAATTCCAAAGATTGTTGCTCAATATTGGAGAAACTGGACTTTTCCAAGTCACCGATCATATGCGGCGGAATCCTGAAGATACGGGCGATCTCATTGATCTGGAATTTGCGTGTTTCTAAAAATTGCGCCTGCTCCGGCGAGATTCCAATCGGCTGGTACTTCATGCCCTCCTCAAGCACTGCCACCCGATGGGAGTTTGTGCTGCCTTGATAGACTGAGTTCCAGCTTTCCCTTACCTTGGCAGGGTCTTTAACCACACCGGGATGCTCCAAAACACCGCCTGGTGCCGCACCGTTTGCAAAAAACTTAGCGCCATACTCTTCACAAGCGATGGCCATGCCGATGGCATTTTTAGCCATAGCGATTGGTGAGTATCCTACCAAGCCATCAAATCCAAGACCCGGAATATGAAGGACATCGGAAGGGTTCAGAACCACCTGGCTTTGCCTGCTGTTTATTGTCGGCGCGTCTTCTGAAGTTCGAGAATAAAGATAGTAGAGTCTACCGTTTGCATCCCGGTCCACCGTCATGCGGTTTGGCATGAGAGGATGAAGAGCTATTACTTCGCCACGCCCGTTTCTGATGATCTGGGCGTATGCATTACCCCATAATAAAAGATGACTCATCAACGTTTCTCGAAACGAAAATGAAGTCATCTCAGGGTTGGGTTCATCGTGAAGCAGAAAGTATAGCGGATGATCGGTAGCTTTTTCTTTTCCGCCTGAAGTGTTATATCGATAAAGGTGAAGAGGTAATCCCGCCACTGCCTCTGCTAGTATTCGAACACAGGAGTAGACCGCAGTCATTTGCATCGCAGTGCTTTCCGTGACAGCTTTCCCGCTGGTTGTACTGCCAAATAGAAAGGTGTAATAGCTTCCTGTCAGGCTGTTTTCAGGTTTGTCCCTTGACTTAAAAAACCTGCTGAATATGTTCATAGGATCAAAAGCCCCCTTTCGTTGTAGACACTCTCGACAATCCCGTTGCCGCCGATGGTGGCTCTAGCAAGCCCCATGACAAGCGCGACCGCGCCGTCTATTTTTTCAGTGGATTTCTTCTTGTTTGGCTTGATGTTGCCCGCCGCGTCCTGATCAACTATGACATTTGCCATGTTCCAGTCCAGTACAGGGTGACGACCATGCCGAATCCTGCCTTCCATCACAAACTGGTACAGATCCTTGGAGGGCGGGGACATACTGATGAAGCCCTGACCAAATGGAAAAACAACAAAGCCGTGTTCTGCACCAAGCTCCTCAAGATCTCGACGGATTTTTTCAGCGCCATAGCGGTCGTAGGCGATTTCACGGATTCGGAATTGCTCTGATAATTTGGAGATGAACGCCACAATGTAGTCGTAGTCGACAACATTGCCCTCAGTAGTATTGAACACACCTATCTTCTTCCACACGGCGTAGGGAACATGATCACGGCGGGTGCGGAGATCGATAACATCCTCCGGCAGCCAGAAAAACGGCAATACGGTATACTTCGTGTCACCAGAGCCGGGTGGGAAAACCAGAACGAGGGCGGTCAGGTCGCCTGTAGAGGATAAATCCAGACCACAGTAGCATTCACGCCCTTCGTAATCTTCAGGGTTCAAGACCTCTCCGCAGGCATCCCATTTGTCCAATGGCATCCATCGGATATCCGCATTGCACCATTCATTTAAGCGAAACTGCCGAAAATGCATTTCTTCAGCGGGGTTTTGTTTCGCTTGTTCATAGGCGGCTTGCACCGTCTCAAATGGAATCGTTACGCCGATGGAGGGGTTTACGCGCCGCCAAATGTGCTCATCCTCCCAGTCATCATCCTCCTCAATGCCAAAAACAGCAGGGTAAAAGGCTGAATCAATTTTCGAACCGTCTAATACAGCCTTCGCCTTGCAGTGGATTTCATAGCAAATTGAAGTCTTATCGCGCCCCGCAGTGGTGATAAGGAAATAGAGGGGTTGTCGTCTGGCATCACCTGTGTACTTGGTCATGGTGTCGAACAGCTCGCGGGTCTGCTGGGCAAAGAGCTCATCGAATATAAGCCCCGACACGTTAAAGCCCTGCTTTGATTTAGTTTCCGAGGACAGCACCCTGTAGAAGCTGTTCGTATGTGGAAAAATGATTCGCTTAGTAGATGGCACGAGCTTGGAGAGATCTCGCAAGTCACTGCATTGTTCCACCATAGCCTTGGCGGTGTTGAACACGATACTCGCTTGATTGATGTCAGCAGCACAAGAATAGACCTCGGCTCCAGCTTCACCATCAGCAAACAGAAGGTAGAGGGCGATTGCCGCTGCAAGCTCTGACTTACCGTTTTTCTTTCCAACCTCGACATAGGCAGTGCGAAACTGCCGATAGCCGTCCGCATCCACAATACCAAAGATATCCCGGATAATCTGCTCTTGCCAGGGCATGAGGTGAAATGGCTTCCCGTACCATTCGCCCGTGGTGTGTTTGAGCATTTGAATAAAGCCTACCGCAAAGTCGGCTCGCCGTTTGTCATAGTGGCTTGTCGGAAGCATCAATTTTGTCGGCGTGTAATTGTAATCCATTGGCAAGCCTCCTTCTATGCATAATGAAACAGAGCCGATTGGCTCTGTTGGCAAGCATTATATATGTTATAATTAGCCCTTTGTTTAAGTTATTTGAAAGTATATTTTTTGAATAATCAATGTTACAATAAAATAATTGATAAGCATCCTGTATGTGTTGCTTTGGCGTTACTCAGCGGTGTGTCTACCACATTTACTAAGAAACTAAAATCAGGTTTCAGTTTGAGAATTAAATTTGATGGAGGTACTATTATGAATGTGATTACGACAATTTGTCTGGTGGGTGCCGGTGTTTGCGGGGGATGTGACAGGCCCCGTTGATAAGCGTTATATAGCAGCACATTTTTATACAGGTGGTAAAACACCGAGAGGTTCAATTCCTCTGTCCCCCACCACAAGGCAAGTCGTACAACGGCTTGCCTTTATTTTTTATAACGAGAAACTGCCCTCAGAAGACGGCGATCTCATTAATCCATCCATCAGCGGAGTATTTTTGTAAAATCCTCTCCGTAGACAATGCCGAGCATAGAACCGTTGTCCCAATTTACAAAGATCGTGGCGGTGTCATCTACGAAGTCCACGGTCCCTTGGTCACCGGGCTTCAAGGTGGAGTAGGGGTCATTCATGGAAATCAGTTCAACTCTAGTACCTTTCGGATATTGCTTGCGAATCCGATCGACAATCTCTTTATTCGGAAACATCATCGCACACCTCCGTGCTTTTCTTGTTGCCGGACTTGAACGCAGGATTTCCGGCAAGGTTTTTCAAGAGAATTTTGCGCACCTGTTTATACTCTTCCCCAATGAAGCCGAGCCGCAGGAGAAAGCAGCGGAAGGCGTACTTTTCGTTATCGACTGCCTTATCAAGTGCTGTGACTCGCTTTTGCTTTTTGGCTGCTGTACAAAGCGCGCCGATGAAGCGAGAGTAGGCAGCTACTTCATCACTACTTACCGGAAACCTGAACCATGGGAATTTGAGCGTGCTCTCTGCCCGTTCAACAGGAAGGGCCTCTACGCCAAGGGCTTTCTTGATGAGCTCCGCTTTGCTGGCAATCAGCTTTTCCAGATTGGTGATTCCTTCATCGGTCATAAAGGAAAGCGGCATTTCAATGGTCAGCTGGTCGGATTCAACTGGTTCGGGAACATCGCTGGCTTGCATGCCGTTTTCGCCTTGATGGTTTTCACGGTGGGTGCGTCCCAATCCGAGCTCCTCACGTCCGTCCATTCGTAAATCCTCGAAGGCGGGAATGTCATCGCCGCCGTACTGCCCGCGATTTGAGTAGTCGGGTACGTTCTCGGCCTCATGTTTCATGCGGCGCATTTCATGCTCAGCCCAAGCCTCTGCTTCATCATTTAGATCTTCAATGGCGGGTGTTGCTTCCATGCCGC